TTGGGAAGATTACAGCGTAATTTCCACTCGTCGCAACTCCGATTCTTCGGACGTGACCGTGATGGAATATTTCCTGCGCACCAATCCCTACATCCGCAACATCGAGCCCATCAATCAGCTTGATGCCAGCAACACCAGCTCTCTGACCAAGAATCGCATGGTGTTCTACAAGCGTGATCCCCAGAAAGTGCAATTGCACATTTCTCAGCCGCTTGAAATGTTCCCCCCTCAACAGCGTGGTCTGGAATTTATCGTTCCTGCTCATGCTCGTGTGGGTGGCGTGGCACTCTACTATCCGAAGAGTGTTCTGTATTTGCAAGCTCCCTGAGTAAGACGGGGCGTTAAGCTATTGCCAGTTCTCTTGAACATTTATGTTGATTGCTTATCGCCCCGATCTTGAAAATCCGCCTCGTGAAGGTGGCTTTGGCATTATTACTGAGATGGGGCTCATCCAACTCAGTCCTGGAGTGAATACTGACGTGCCAGATACCAAATGGGAACTAGCACGAAAGCATGGTGCCATTAAACGACTCATGGCCATTGGAGCCATTGAAGAAGTAAAACAAACGGCAACTGTCCAGGAAATTCCTGAAAGCATTGATACTCTCATTCAACTGCCATTAAATGAAGCCTTTCGACTGCTTGAAATCATGCACGACGAAGATCAGCTTCAACAATGGAAAGGACATGAGGGACGCGTGAGAATCAGGAGTGCCATTAGCAAGCGTCTAACAGCATTGAAAGAGGGGAGGGTCTGAAATGGCCGTCACCTATGCAAGCTTTTTAGATCGTTTTCCTGAATTTATTCCCCATCCATCGGGAATAGTGAATGGAGCCATTGCAGAAGCCACCTACGATGCAAGTGCAGATGTTTTTGGAGATCAAGCTGATCGAGCTGTTAAACATCTTGCTGCTCACATTATTGCCATTCAACTAGCACAAATGGGCATTCAAATTGGTGCCACAGAAGGCAAAGTATATGGCAAGGGACTTGAAGCCACGCAATATGGCCAAGAGTTCAAACGAATGCTTGAAACCGTTGCAGGATCTACTGTTGTTGGTTTTGTCGTATGACAAATGGTCTGTCGCCACTCGCTAATGCCTCTCTTGTATGGCAAGTGGCCACGGGCTATGCCGTTGATGCTGACACTGGCAATTACGTGGCTGTCACTAGTGGCACCACATACTATGCCAGCTTAAAGCAAAAACGCAATCCACAGTTTGATCATTTGCTAGGTGCTGATGCTACTGCCGTATATATGGAAGGGCGTCTCACTGGACCACTTGCCCTAGTTGGCATCTCTCCTGGTAGCTCCGCTGCTGCCATAATCAATGGGAGAGAAGGACGGTTTGAGCTATTGCCAAATGAGCAAATTGCTGAGCATTATTGGCAATTTCTTGGCGCTCCAATTAGAGGCATCTTTAGACTAGTTGGCAAAGGAAGCGTGCAAAACGTTTGACGCTTAACCATTTCTCTCTCCATTGAGGACTTTCTCATGCTTTACCACCCGACTGAACTGGTCAAGAGTCAAGACGTAATTGTACGTGTTGGCTCCATCTCTGGCACTGGTCGTCCAGTGATCACTCAGAGTGGCGCTACATTCACTGTTAGCGGCACTCCTACGCTTTATACGCTGCAAGCGGCTACAACGGCTTCTGTGGCCTTTAACGATGGCAACACTGAATTCTACCTGCTTGGTGGTGGTGGTTTTGCTGATAGCGTGATTGTCACTTCTCAGGCCACTGCTTCCATCACTTCCTATTTCCAGAAGGATGTGGATGGCACTGTGTTTGTTCCGAACAGCTTTGATGAAGCTTTCCAGGTGATTAGCGCTGTGCGTTACGATAAGGACCAGGAAGTGTACGTTGAAATCAACAAGCAACTTGGCTCTAGTGGCACCACTTTCTACTATGACCGCGTGGCTTTTGTAGCTACTGTGATGAACTATAACGAGAGCTATCCTGCTGATAACCTCGTTGAATGCACCTTTGACCTTATTAGTCGTGGTCGCATTGGCGTTCATCAAAGTGCTACTAGCTCTGGCAGCATCATCCCCACTGCTCCTAATAGCTGAAGCATTAGCTAAGCTTTTTCTGCTAGCCTCTCTTTACGGGGAGGCTTTTTTATTGTGAACATTGCGCAATTTAGAGACATTGTTGATACTGTGCTTTCGGCTAGTCCTAATTTAGTGGGCTCCTACACTTTGCCCAATGGCACCACCATTCCTGCCATCTATGTGACGGGCAGACAAGGTGTGCCAGCAGAGTGGAAAGTGACAGGCCTAGAAGTAGCGGTGCAAGAATTTCCTCGTCTTTCCCCATCGCCTGCCTTAGGAAAGTTTAAGCGGCGTCAAGAATGGACAATTGTGCTAGTCGATTACGATACAAGCTCAACAAAGCTGCACAATGCTGCAGAGCGTATAGCCGCTCGTTTTCCTGATGCTCGTTTCTCTTTCTCGCCTGAAACTGACATTGCTTATGGTCAATATAGAATTACGGTGCCAGACACGGATATGGGCTATTTGCTGCGATGAAAAGGAAGAAAATGATTAAAAGCCTTTGCGAGAAGGCTTGGCTCTTTAATGTCAATCAAGAAGATGATTTGCTAATTGCTGGCTTTGCTTGCTTTTGTCATGGTTGTCCGCTGGAAGTGAAAATGATCATCAACGGGAAAGAGCGAGCAGTGATGGTGCCATCCAGGGCAGCTAATGGTGCTGTGCCATTAAGAATGATGAACGCTAGACTTTCATTGCTTCCCATTGATGACAAATGAGCAAATACTCTGATTTCTTTTTGCTTAGCTCTCCTGATTATGCTGAGATTGGCAAGAAACTGCGCCTGCGTAAATATGGAAGTTGGTTGGCTGAGGAAGCATGGCTTCGTGAAGAGCAAAATAAAAAGCGTGCTCAGTTCACGCTAAAAACCATTCAACTTGCTCGACAGATTGCCAAGATTAAAGACATTCCAGAAGAGGAGGCCTTTCAGCTTTTGCAGGGCAATACTGTTGAAAGAGCAGAAATATTAAGTGAATTTTCAGAAGAAACCACTAAGCTGATGGACTTGGTGCCATCAGGAAGGGAGCAGTTTGAAGAGCTGGTAACAATGTTTTTCCGTAATCGCGGGGAAGTGCTAGACGGCAAAAAATGGCTCCCCACGGATGAATGGGAAAAAGCCGATACAAATAAACTTCCGCAAGAGTTTCTTCAACTGGTGGAAACTTTTATGACCCAAGAAGATGCAGCGTTAAAAGGCGATGATGAAACGGAGGAAGAAGAAGCCCCAAAATAACATTTTTGGAGCGCTTGGAACATAGTTGTGATCAGGCAATCAATCGCTCCACGGATTGGACCAGCATCTACTGTCGCCTTTCATCTTTTGCCATTGCCGATCCTATTTTTCATGCGGAACGCTTTGGACGACTTCCCATTGCTTTCTTGCAAGCTTGCCTAGAAAATTTATTTGAAACGCATAAGGAGCAAGTGAATGCGCAAAGTATTTCCACAGCCAAGCTAAGTGGTCTGGTATTTTCTGCATTAGCAGGCAAAGGGAAGAAACCAAGCCTAGAAGACTTCTTGCCTTATGAAATTAAGAAAGGTGCTAATGATTTGCAAGAAGAAACAATAGCAGCTATGAAATGGGCATTAAAGCATGAAAAAATGCCTCCTGCTATTATTGGCTTAATTGGCGCTGAACTTAGCTAAGATGTGGCAAAGTGCATTGTTTTCAATGCCTGTTCAAGATGGGATTAGCAATCGTTTGGTAACGCTTAAGGGCGCGTTTGGTCGCGTTTTTGAGGAGGCCATGGACTGGGCAGATGAAGACTTTCAGGAGGAAATTGAAGCAATTGAATGGGATTGGAAAGGAGAAGAATATCAAACTGTTCGAAAAAACGGGGAGATTGTGACAGAGCCGCGAAACATTGTGGACACTGGTGACTTAAGGAACAGCCAACGAAGGGAGAATCAAACGGCCATCACTACTGATTTTGTCTGGACGGGAGGCGATGGAGAGGAATATGCCTCCATTGTTCATGATGGCTATGTCGGTAAACTTGGAGGAAGATACCCTGCTCGTCCTTTCACAGATAATGCAATTCAGGAGCTTCCATCCATTGTGGAAACTTTGCTGGTGCGGGAGATAGTTACCAATGGCTGAATACAGAATTGAATTTATAGCAGATAGTAGTCGCGCCAGTCGCACTATCAATCTACTTGAAAAAGCAATTAGCGATGTTACAAAAGAATTCAAAGATGCTGAGATTGGTTCGGGGGATTTCATAAAGGCTGCCAGTAATTTAAGTGGATTACAAAGCGAACTTAGGAACGCTCAACGTGAAGTAGTTGATTTAGACCGAGCATATCAACAACTTAGTAAATCCATGGCCAGCTTCCGCTCTGGCATGGGCGCAAAAGGGGCGATTCCAAATGTTGCTAGCCCCATTCGTGGTACGGCTAATCAATTTGGAAGTCCAGCTTATTTTGAAAAACTTAATAAAGATTTAGCAGAAGCTATTGCGGAAGGAAAACGTATTGACGCAGAGATCAGGCAAGCGGCGGAAGAAAGGCAAGATGCAATTAACCAGTTTCGTTCTGGCATGGGAGCAATTCCAGGCGTTGCTAGTCCCATTCGTGGCACAGCCAGTCAATTCGGTAGCCCAGCTTACTTTGAAAAACTTAATAAAGATTTAGCAGAAGCTATTGCGGAGGGGAAGCGTATTGACATTGAAATAGAACGCGCAGCTCAAAGCAGACAAAATGCAATCAATGAGTTCCGCACTGCGATGGGGGCAAGTGGCCGCATGTCGGGAAGTGCTAGTCCTGTTCGCGGCACAATCAATCAATGGGGAAGCCCAGCTTATTTTGAGGAGATTAAGCGTGCGGCTCAGAGCAGGCAGGATGCAATTAACGAATTTCGTACTGGCATGGGGGGACTTGGCGTCGCATCGGGAGAGGCCAGTCCTGTTCGTGGCACGGTGGGGCAGTTTGGAAGTCCTGCTTACTTTGAAGCTCTTAATGCAAGCTTAAAAGAGGCTATAGCTGAAGGCACTCGCATTGACGCAGAAATAAGGCGAGCAGCGCAAGAAAGGCAAGATGCAATTAACCAATTCCGCTCTGGCATGGCAGAGCGTGGTGCAATTCCTGGCGCGGCAAGTCCTATTGGTGGTGCTTTTAATATCAAAGGCAGTCCCTTGTATGAGCAAGTTGGCTCTTTAGCCAAGCTTGATAGGCAATTAACGGGATTGCGAGAAAAAGCGCGACTAATCTCTCCCGACACTAGTGAGTGGAAGGCCTTAACCAAGGAAATCCTTCATACGGAAAAGAGTATTGACAGAATTAACAAAAAGCAGCGTGGTGGCCCCTTTGCTCAAACACGCCTTGGCGCTGCTGGAGGAGCTTTTCTTTATGGAGGCGGGCTTGGCGGAGGCGTTGGTAGTGCATTAGGAGGCATTGCTGGTGGCTTGATGGGTGGTGTGCCTGGTGCCTTTACTGGAGCAGCCGTTGGACAATTGGTAGATAACCTTGGCACATCACTGGCTGGTATTACAAAGCAAGCAGCAGCGGTGCAGCAAATGCAACGCGGACTTGCTCTTGCCTCCATTGATGCCAAAGATTTTGCGGAATCTCAAGCAACTGTTGCCTCCATGAGCCAACGCTTGTTGATGCCCCTTGAACAAACAACGCGCCTCTTCACTCAATTACGAGTGAATACCAAACAATACAATTTGTCCGTGGCAGATACTGCCAAGATCATGGAAGGTACAGCCTTAGCCATTATGGCTACTGGCGGAAGCTCCGAGGATTTGGAAGGGGCCATGCGAGCCGTTGTGCAAATCTTCAGCAAGGGAGGCGTTCAGGCTGAAGAACTGCGCGGGCAATTAGGCGAGCGTTTTCCTGGCGCTGTAGTGAAGTTTGCGCAAGCAAACAAGATGAGCTTCGAGGAGCTACAAAAGGGGCTTGAAAACGGAGAAATTGGTATTAAAGAGTTTGTTGAATTTGCAAAGAAAAATTATACTGATTATGCAAAATTTAGCGAGCAACTTGCCACGGCCCCTGAGTTTGCTGGCAAGCGTTTGCAAATTGCATTAGAGCAAATTTCGTTAGAAATTGGTAGTTTATTTGGGCCCATGGGGGCAGACATTCAAGATGTCTTCACTGACATGATCAATAGCGTGGCGCAGTTTATTAAGGATAATCGCGCCTACATGCGTCAAGCAATTCAAGACTTTACTTCCATTGTTGGACCTATTACCAAGGTCTTCATGGAACTTATGAAGGTGATTGCTAATTTTTCAGTGGCAGTTGGCAAAGTATTTCAAGGCCTTTTCTCTAGCATTCGTCAATCTTTGGGCATGGCAAATCTTGGCGAAGCAAAGGCTCGCCTAGACAAAGCGGCCAAAGCCGTGGCCGGCAAGACGCGACCCACGACAAATGTTAGAGGAGGTGGACCGTTTCAAGAATATGACAAAGCATTGGCCGCTTATCAGGCCCTAGGCGGAGACGCGGCTTGGGCCAAGGCAAATGCTCCTGCACAGCCCAGTAATTTACAATATGGCGGCCTAGGTGCTGGCATGTCTCTGGACAGGCAAGGTAAAGATGAAAAAGACAAGAAGGCAAAGGCAGACAGTCTTGAAAGCTTTGAGCGGCTTCGTGATCAACTAGCAAATGCTTATAACCAAGCAGAAATTGAACGCATTAAGGCACGTCATGAATTAAAAAAACGCTTGCAAGAAGATTTGTTTGACATGCAAGAATTTGGAGCAAATCGTCTCCAAAGGCAAAATCTTCAGTTTCTTCGTGCGCTTGTTAAAGCTGAGCAAGATCGGCAAACAACAATTTTAGAAGCGCAATTAAACATTGCAGCTAAAGCTGGCAAGGTAGCGCCTAGCGCTCCAATACTTCCTTCCGCTGGGGGCACAGGCGTTTCAAGCCTTACTACCTTCTCCAGCCAACAACTTACAAGAGCCACGCAAGAAGCCAGTCGCTTCACTGGTGTTGCCAATATGTGCTCGGAATCAGTGAAAGCTTTTTACAAAAGCTTAGGTATTTCTTTGCCTGGTGTAACTGCATGGGCAGATACTGTCAGGAAGGCTGGTCAAACCATGACCGACTGGTCGAAGCTTCAAGCCGGAGATATTGTGGCTACTGGCCGCCCTGGTGATACTCCGCACGTAGGAGTTTATACTGGTGGCCCAAATGTATTTCATCAAAGCAGAAGTAGAGGCTTAAGGGCCGGCAATTACCCCGATCTTTCTTATTTCCAAAAACAAGGTTATTTTGTTCGGCCAAATGTTGGGGCCGGCATGCCAGGCAAGGTAGGAAGCAATCAAAGCCGCGACACTATGGCAGCGGCAGAAACTGATATAGCCAGGCAAAATGCCAAGATTGCAGAACGCGGAGCGCTTTTAACAAAGGAAAGTGACATTTTGAAGCAACTGGGGCGATACATGCAAGAGACATATAATGTGCCCGACCTGGAGCTTGATAATCAGTTACTAAAAAAACGTAACGATTTAATAGAGCAAGGAATAGATGAAAATGTAATCAATTATAAAATGCGACTTTTTGAACTTGATCTTCAATACCAAGGCTTACTTAAGGCATTTCCAGAATTTGCGGCTAAGGCAGGCCTTTCAGAAGGGCAACGTATTAAGATATTGGCAATTTTGGCGGAGGGGCTTGGCAAGGCTACGCAAGCGGAAAAAGCCAAAAATGATGAAACTTTGCGCGGAATTGCCATTCAGCGCGAAAATCAAATGCAAGAAGCCTTGCGTTTTGCCACGCCATTGGGAGGCATGGGACTTAGCGCAGGCTTCATTGGAGCATCGGGACAGAAGTTCGAAGAAGTGTTCAAGGAAACTGACTCTAAGGAAACAGCCACATACTTTGCTGAACTTCAAAATCAGCTAACTCTGCTAGAAACGCGCAATGGTGCCATTCAATCATCCATCATGGCCATTGGGGATGCTTTTGGTACTGCCATGACAACTGGCATTGCAAGCCTAATTGATGGCACAGCTTCAGCTCAAGAAGTGTTTGCTAATTTCCTCAAGGGCATTGGTCAGGCATTGTTGCAGGCCGCGCAACAAATGATTGCCACTTATATTGCCATCGGCATTGCCAGGATTTTTGCAGGACTTGGTGGTAAGAATCTTAATCCCACCAGTCCAGGGGGAGACTGGATGAGTGCAGTAGGTAGAATGAATCCCACTTCCGCCTATGCCGATGGTGGGATTGCCCCTGGCGGCTTCACTGCCTTTGCTAATGGCGGCACAGTCACCGGCCCTACACTGGGCCTCGTTGGCGAAGGACGCTATAACGAAGCCATTGTGCCATTGCCTGATGGTCGTTCTATTCCCGTGCAAATGCAAGGCGGAGGCCTTCGTGAAAAAATGAATAACGGCATGGCCGGCGCAACTGCCCCTCCAGTGCTTTCAATGAGCTTCCAAAGTACAACTATCAATGGAGTAGAATACGTTGACAGGGCTCAGCTTGAAGCAGCAATGGCTGAAACGCGCAGAACTGCTACTAGTGATGGTGCTAAACGCGGCATGACGATGACCTTGGATCGTTTGCAAAATAGTAGCTCCACTCGCAGGAGAGTTGGCGTGTAATGGCTGATTTTCCTTCATTAAAGCCAACTGGTCGCAGTTTTCAACTTGGCCAATATCCAGTTAAAACTTATCGAGCCATGTCTGGTGCAGTGGTACGCCGCAGCTTCGGTAATCGTCCTTTTGGCTATACGCTGGAATTGGAGTTTGGCAATATCTCGGAAACCATTGTTAATACCATTATTGATCATTACGACTTGCAGCAAGGTGGCACAATTGGATTTGCTATTCCCTCTATTGTGTTTGAAGGCTATACAAGCGTTTTACAAAGTAAAGTTCGCACTGCCCTTGGCATTGAATGGCTTTACGCTGAACCTCCAACAGTGGAAAGTGTAATTAAAGGCATTAGCACGGTAATGGTAAAGCTAGTTGGTGAAATGCGATGAGTGAAATTCGTTTGGCTCAATATTTTTATTTAGTAACTGCCAATAATGTGCAGCATCGCTATCAAAACTTCTTCATACAAGAAGCGCGAATTTTAGACGGCGCTCGTTACGAATTTGCACCATTCAGAGCAGAAGGAAGCACTGCCAACTTAAATGGTGACAATGGACTAGTGCGAGTGTTATTTCCCAATGTGGAATATGCCATTCGCCTGGTTGAGCAAGGTGATGGCAATCGCCTTAGTCGTTTGACTATTACCACGCAATGGCTAAATGCTGCCCTGGCGCCTTCACGTAGCTATCAAGAACGTTATGTTGGCATTGGCGCAAGCTATTCAGACACTACCATTGAACTACGGTATCGCACTGCCATGGATTCCGTGGGAGCACAATTTCCAGCTCGCACTCTCACTCGCAGCTTAGTTGGCCCATTGCCCCTCAATGCAGAACTCGTCCTTCAATGATTTAATTGGCTTGCCTTATCAATGGAGCGCTGCTCCATGGTCAGGCAAAACTGATTGTTTTCAGCTCGCTTGTGAAGTGCATAAGCGGCTAGGCTTTAATGATTATACGGAGCGTTTTGAATGGGTGTATGAAATGTATGATGAAAGCACATTTCCAAAATCGCTGCTTGTTAGGTGGATGATTGACAATGGGAAGCGACTAAAAGAGCCATTGGCTGGAGCGGTGATGTTATTGCCAGCTTCTGTTGGCTCGGCGTTGGGAACAATTGTGGAAGATGGAGTGTTATTTCTTTCTCCTGGCGGCACAGTCGTCAAAGCTTTATTGCCTAGAAACATTGGCCATTGTTTTTGGATGAATCAATGACGCGCAAACTTTTGCCTTATGAATATGATTTAATTGATGCGCTAGGCATTAAAAGGGAAGAGTATTTAGATTTTGTTGCACAACAGCATATTTACAAAGATATAAAGCAAGGCACTGTGTTGGATGCACGCAATGATTTCGGAATCACTGCTTTAATCTTGACCATTGTGGGCATTCTGTTCCAGGTGGCGTCAGTCCTGTTGATGCCAAAGCCCAAGGCTCCTAAAGAGCGAGGTACGGAGCAAACTAGGGATGCAGTGCTGGCTCCACGCATTGGTTTCAATGGCGCTCAAGATCTTGCCGTATATGGAGATACCGTACCGTTGGTTTATACCAACACTGCGCAAAATATAAATGGCGGTGTGCGTGTAGCGAGCCTATTGTTATGGTCAGGCATTCTTAGTTTTGGTAATAATCAATTCATGCGGTTAATGATGACCGTTGGCGCATCCGGCATTGCCAATATTGATCCAGAGCGCACGGCTCTTGGACAATTTCCAGCTAGGGATTTGGTATTTGGAAATGTATGGCAATATTACAACGAAAATGGTCCCACTCTGTATCAAAATTTAATTAAAGGAGGAGGCACTGATCCGACAATAACCTTTGGCACTGATACCACTGCAAAACTCAATGGTCTCCCCGGAGCAGAAGAAGGTTTTAGTCAGGCATTTTCGCCCACCACTGCAAACACTGTAGGCGTGACAGGCTTTATACCAATAGAAGCAGACGTGCTAATTCTCAATGAAGATGGCAATACAGAACGCCGACGTGTTGAAGCACGATTCCAATCCCGCTCTGGTGCATATTGGCCCAATAATAGTGATCGTCCTTTTGTTCCCGTGGGAGATTTCTGGGACCTATTTATTGCCCATACCATTGAACTATTACCAACCACTGATACTGCAGGCATTGCACGTCAAGATGCCCTGCGTAATTCAGCTTCGCAAATTGACAATGGCACTATATTCAAAGCCGGCTCCGCATTATTTCGCGTGGTTTCCATAGGCTTTGCTGATAATAGTACCAACGGCATTGAGGGCGGTGATTTATATGCAGGCGTGGAATGTATTCGCACCGGCAAATTGCCACGTGCTAATTATGGATTAGGACACTGGAAAGGAGTGGGAGATCGAATCAATGCGTTACAAAAAAGAATTGATAATATTAATGCTGCAATTACAAAGGCACAAGGACTTCGCGATATAGATCAAAAAATCCTAAATCGTGGCTCCGTAGTTTCTTTTGGAAAAGGCGGCTTTGGCTCTCAGCGACTCACACAAGCAGAGAAAAATCGCTACCAATCAAACGTAAATAACTATAATAATGAAATTGCTGCATTGCAAAATGAAAATAATGCTTTGCAGGATGAAATTAACAGCTTGCAAGGACAAGGGGGCCCAGAATCATTCCATGTGAAGGGCTTGGCGCGTATTGAAGAAGCCGCCTACGCTAGCGTCACTAAATGCAATGTTTTAGACATAGCTTTACGGTTTCAAGTGTATAGGCGTCTCAATGGTCGCGCCAATGTTTATGGCAAGAATCAAGTTAATTATGGTCATAGTGCATCAGATAATGGTGCCAAGGCACGTACTGCCATGTTCGCCTTGTGGTATCGCCTGGACAACTCAGGCGAATACATTAGATTGCCGTATATTTTTTGCTGCCGTGGGGTAAACCAACAGGAAACATTTGCCTACCTAAAATTAATTTCCCGCAACGCTGGACCACGATTTATTGCAATTAAGCTAGAGCCCGTTGTTGACACTTACATTGAAATTCGCACCTTCCACACTCGTGGCTACTGCTATCTCAATCCAACTGGTCCATTGGTCACTCTTGGTTCTGACCTAACTGAAAATGACAATGTAGAAGTGTATTTCAATGGCTCAGTGTATCGAGATGGGGGCAGAGGCGACTATCCTCCGTTTAATAAATCTCCAGCTAATACCACTGAATTTGATTTGTTTAATTACGACGCATTTTCTAACACTTCTTTTTCTTTTGATTCGTCCGCTGAAATTAAAATTACAGCCGTAACAGAACAACGCATTGAATCGTGGCAAAACTATGGCCCTAGCCTGTACAGCGGCCTGTCCACTCTTGCCGTGCATGTTGTCTCAGGGGCTGGCACTCAGGATTTGCGAAGTGTTAGTGCTTACGTGACGGAAGGCAAGCGCGTGCGTCTGCTGCCAACAAGCCAAAATTATTTTGGCAATGAAGCAACAAACGTGCCTGATGATGCGGCCATAACTAATTTTGCAAATAGCGCACCAAGTAATTCCACTTCTTTTGCTGCGGATATTTTCTTAGATACAATTTTGGATGGCATCAATGGCATTGGTCGCTATGCAAGTTTGCATTCAGTGGATGTGATGCAACTGGCGCAAAGTAAAAGATTTTGCGAACGCAATGGTTTATTCATGGACGGTGTGATTGCAGATGCCAGGCCGTGGCGAGAGTTTTGGGCGCAAGTAGCACCATTTAGCCTGCTTGAACTTGGCAAGATTGGCGGGAAAGAAACGCTGGTGCCTGCATTGCCTTATGAAAAAAATACTGGCGCCATCACTCGTTCAGTGTCAATCACTGCACTTTTTAATCAAGGAAACATTCTTGAAGAAAGCCTTAAAGAGGAATTTATTGACTATGGCACAGGCGTTCAAGATGTAATTGTCACTTTGATTTATCGTGATGTAGAGCGCAATGGTGTGTTTCCGCGTAACAACAGCGTAGAGGTTAAACGCACTGACACGCAAGAAGCCAATGCCGTTCGCGAAAGCCTTGACATTTCACAGTTTGTCACCACTCGCGCCCAGGCGATCTTACTGGGCAAATATCTTTGCAATGTACGGCGTTATAACCGCCGCGCCATTGAGCTGGTCACTTTCCCTACGGACATCTTTGTAATGCCTGGTAGTTACGTTTATGTGGAAACCAGCAATAATCAATGGGACGGCATATATACAGGCAGAATTGAAGACGGTGGAGCTTTGAACGTGCCCTTACAAGGCATTCCCAATGGCACCTATAACGTGCTCACTTATGGCAGCACTGATGGCACTCGTTCCCTTAATGGCGTGACAGTCGCCAATGGCACTGCTCCAGCTCTTGCTTCACAAAGTGGTAATTTGTTTGTGCTTGGTCAAAATGTGCGCTCTAAGCGTGTGTTTCGCGTGACGGAAGTAACAATGGAAGAAGAAGGAGAAACAACTGTTCGCGCAGTAGAACATCCTTGTGACGCCAATGGTCAATCTTTTATTGCGGAAGGACTTTCTTCCTATGTGAATGGATTGTTTACCATTGATGGCGCGGCAGAGTAGAATGCAGACAAATGGTTAATTAAAATGGGCTTTTATACTGGTCGCACTGGCAAGCTTTACCTTTATGGTATTTTTCCTCCATCTTTTGGCTCTGCATTGACCCCTACCGATACAAATGCTGTATTGAAAATTCGCGATTGGTCCCTTGACACAAGCCTAGAACTTTTGGAGACCACCACTATTGACACGGCAGTGAAAACATACACGCCTGGCATGGTCAGTTCCACTGGTTCAGCCACTGTCATGTACTATCGGGCAGAGCCAGGCGACGTAGGCATACAGTTTGAACAATTGCTTAATAAAGTGATGAAAACAAGCGGCGCTGGCGTTACGGAAGCAGACAAAGTAGGAATGATGCTGCGAGCCGGATCACAACCAGGGGCTGGCGTAGATATAAAGGATGACATTGGCTTTAATGCTTATATTACCAATGCAAGTATCACTGTTGGCACTGGAGAGCTGACTAGCGTATCGTTACAATTTACCGTGGATGGACCATTTATAGAACTAATTGACGCATGACCTATTTTGTTGGGCGCATTGGTAATGTAAGACTTCGACGCAATAACGAAGGAATATTTTCGGCAATCGTCAAAGACGCCGACGTTACTATCGTCTTGAATCGAGTGGGTTTTGAAGGGGCTCTTGATAATTTGCTAACTGGAGATAAAATTACAATTAGCACTCCAGACCCGCGAGGATTGGTGTTTTTTACAACTCCCAGTTGGGTGGATGGTGAAGGCGTTGAGCAGCGTAGCTTTTCAGCTTTTATTAATGTCAACGCCGCTGGTGGTTTGCGGTTTTTCCCAACTTTTGCAGATGCTGTAAATAACAATCGCGCCGCCGAATTTCAAATAAAAAACTTTGAAGGAGAGCCATTGCTTGTTGAATTAGTGGTGCGAGATGTATCTCCAAATGTGTTGGGAGATGTGACCAGTTATACTTTCAACACTGATCGTGAAGGCTTAGATGCTACCACGCTAAATGATAAATTTAAGCGTATGTATTCGGCAGGCCTTATCAGCGGAAGCGGATCTATTGACTGCTTGTTTGATAATACTACTTCTGGCGTAAAAGAAACGCCGCTATTAATGTTACAGCTTATACATCGCGTGGATATTGGCAGCGCATTTGATTGCCTGCTGTCAATCACCGACCCATTAAATGACCCAGCACTTTCGGCTGACGACAATATTTACTATGAATTCACTGCAATGGTCACGCGGTCCGGCTTGGAACTGTCCGCTTCTGATTTAATTTCGTGTAGTATAGATTTTGTAACCACTGGTGAAATTAAACTATTAGTGGGTCGTCCATCTGGTTACGTCCTGAAAGAGGACGAAGATCGTCTTGCTCTTAACCAAAATAGTCTAGAGTTCCTCCTTACGGAAGTGGAAGACTAGAATGTACCAAAAGAATTTATAACTCGTGGCAGATCAACGTATTACGCAGCTAAAAAAGCTGAGTCAAGCTGATGTTGCAGCTAATGATGTGCTGCCCATTGTTGACGTGGGTAGTAGTATCACCAAAAAGGTGGAGGCCAAGGATCTATTCCAAGCTGCCGCTGATTTGGCTGACAATAGCAGCATTAATTTAGCAAAGCTTAATCAAGCCAGTGCGACCAAACTTGGCACTGCCGCATTAGCTGATGATGCCATCACTGCTGCAAAATTAGCAAATGATAGTGCCATTGCTTATGACTCAGTGGCGCCTACCATTGATAATTTTGAAGGAAGGGGCTATGTAAATAGCACTAGCAAAAATTTGCAAGTGTGGAATGGTAGCGCCTTTGATCAAGTGGTGATGCCTACGGCTGGCATTGCAGACCTAGCTGTGAGCACTGCCAAGATTGCCAATAATGCAATTACCACGGCTAAAGTTGATATTGCCGGCCTTGGTCCTACTGCCATTGCCACTAATGCCATCACGACAGCCAAAGTTGTTGATACAGCCATCACTACTGACAAACTGGCTTCATTGTCAGTTACCACGGCCAAGATTGCTGCTAATGCGGTCACTGCTGCTGAGCTAGCAAACGATGCCGTAGACACCGCTGCCATCCAAACTCTAGCCGTCACTAACGCCAAGCTGGCTGATGCCGCTGTCACCGAAGCCAAGATTGCCGATGGTGCGGTAACGGTAAACAAAATTGCCAATACCAGCATCACTTATGGCAAACTCAATCTTGCTGATGGTTCCGTACCAGGTGCCAAGCTGACTGATGCTACAGTTACCAGCGCTAAACTTGCCGCGGATGCTGTAACAACACCTGCCATTACTGATCTTGCTGTTACCACCGGTAAGCTGGCAAACTCAGCAGTCACCAACGGCAAAATTGCTGATGGTGCAATTACCACTGTCAAGGTAGATGCTGCTGGTCTTGCTGCTGCTGCTATTTCCACCAATGCAATTACAACAGCCAAAGTTGCAGATGATGCCATCACTGCCGCCAAAATGGCTGATGATAGTACCACTATTGTACAAGCTGGCACACCAGCGGGAAGCGGCGCTTTTGAAGGGCAGCATTGGTTTGACACTAATACCAGCGTTGAATACATTTGGGACAGCACCACGTGGGTGAGGCAGGCGGCCGTTAATGTTATAAATTTCACTGATTCCACTCCCATTGCATTTTCCGTTGCCTATCCAAATAATCACACTGCTAATATCACCACTTCTCTTGACACGCAAGTAGCTAATCGTGCATTTCTTGGTCCCGCTGCTGGTGCTGATGCTGCCCCCACCTTTCGCACCATTGTTCCCAATGATTTGCCAGATGCCACGGCTTCAACTAAAGGCATCATCCAACCAGGCACTGGCTTAGTTGTTAATGGCGGCACGCTAAATCACAGCAATAGCGTCACCACCGGCACATATACAAAAGTAACAGTTGACACGCAAGGGCATGTCAGCACGGGCGCGTTGCTTGAGGCCTCTGATGTGCCAAATATTGACGCAGCTAAAATTACAACTGGCACCTTGCCCACTGATCGCATTGCTGATAATGCCGTCACCATTGATAAACTATCAGACTACAGCACGGCTTCGCTGGGAGAAACTTTCCCCACGCCTAGTTTTATTGGACAAATCCACCTAAATCCACTGGACAAATCGTTCTTTATGTGGGACGGTAATGTTTTTGTGCCAATTGGCATTTCAGCGGGACAAATTATTTTTGCTGGTACTTTCAATGCAGCTACGCCTTCTGGCACGGGGCAAGTTGCCAGTATCACGCCTGAGGGAGCAGCAGCAGGCTTTACTGTGGGCAGTGCATTGCCGGCCTCTGCGCCTGGTAACAATAAGCATTATTTAGTCGTTAGTTCAGGGGGAACAATCACCACTGGTAACGCGCCAAACGCTACATTGGCACCTCCTGATTTAATTCTTTCCGTTTATAACAGCGCCAGTCCTGGTTGGGTGGAAATTGACGTTAGTGCGGGCGCTGGTGCTATTGCCGCCTCACAGGTTAGCTTTGCTGCTGTTGGAGATATTGGCAGTAGTAATGTACAAACTGCCATTGAAGAAGTTAGTAGCGAATGTCGCAACGCAACGAACATCACTAGCGGCACTCTCGCCGTAGCGCGTGGCGGCACCAATTTATCTAGTTATGTCAAGGGAGATATTATTGCGGCCAGTGGAACAACGGTATTAGCTCGACGTAGTGTTGGCACCAATGGTCAAGTGCTGACTGCTGATAGTGCTGAAATTACTGGTCTTAAATGGGCCACGCCCACTGTTGGTACTGTCACTGAAGTGACCAGCAGCACTGCTGCATTGACTGTTGCATCCGGCACTAGCACTACCACGCCTGCGTTGACGATTCGCTCAGCTACGACTAGCGGCGATGGCATTGTCCAGCTTAGTGATAGCACTGGCACTACCAGCAGCATTCTGGCTGCTACGTCCACTGCCGTTAAAGCAGCTTATGATTTGGCTGATGCTGCGCTGCCCAAGGCGGGAGGCACTGTCACGGGAGATATTACGCTTGGCACAAATATTGGCATTCAGTTTGAAGGCACGACGGACGATGCAAATGAAATTCGCTTAATTGGTGCTGATGCCACCGCTGATAGAACCATTACGCTTCCGAACGTAACTGGCACGGTGGTTACAACCGGCGACAATGGCACTGTCACTAGCACAATGATTGCTAATGATACTATTGTCAATGCCGATATAAATGCTTCTGCTGCTATTGCCTATAGCAAACTTGCACTATCCAGCGGCGTTGTCGATGCCGACATAAATGCTTCTGCCGCCATTGCTCTTTCTAAGCTTGCAACTGGTGCTCTTCCAACAACCATTACGATTGCTTCCGCGAATATTGTTGACGACACTATTGTCAATGCCGATATCAATAATTCTGCTGCCATTGCTCTTTCTAAGCTTGCCACGGGAGCATTGCCTTCTGGCATCACTATTGCAAGCAGCAACATTGTCAATGACACTATTGTCAATGACGATATAAATGCTTCTGCCGCCATTGCTGGTACGAAGATTAGCCCTGATTTTGGCAGTCAGAATATTGTTACTACTGGTATTTTTAACCACGCTCTTGGTACTGTTAGTGCTCCAACTATTGCTTTTACAGGAGACAGTAATACAGGCATCTATAGCCCTGGTGCTGATGCAGTTGGTGTGACGACAGGCGGCACCGAACGCCTGCTCATCGACTCCACTGGGGAACTCAAAATAGCTGCAAAAGGTAACGGAATAAATAACGGGATTATATTTGATATTCCTTATACAGGCGGGCAATCTAACGTTGTATCACAAGCTCTACAAGTTGCCACAGGAGGAGCGGCTAATGCCTTGGCTCGCATCAATATGGGGGCTGTTAACCTTTCAGCCAATAACGGAAGTTTTATTAGCTTTGCCACGTCACCAGGTGGATCAGGTGCTCCGTCTGGTGACTTAACAACCGAGCGCCTGCGCATCGACTCCGCAGGCAACGTGGGCATTGGGACCAGCAGTCCTACCACGCTGCTTGATGTGAATGCTGATACCATGCGACTCCGTACTGCACGTACTCCTGCATCTGCAGGCGCTACTGGTGCCGTTGGTGAAATCTGCTGGGATGCAAATTACATCTACGTCTGCACGACAACAAATACATGGAAGAGGGCGGCACTTAGCACATGGTAATGATGTCCTTCAGTCCTCTCTTAAGCGCCCGACGGTGCTAAACTAACCATTAGTTAATCTTGTTTTATGGCCACCACTATCTCTTGGGACATTGCCAATCTTGAAAGGGAAACCTCTGATGGTTATGTTTATACTGCCCATTACACCATCACCGCCAATGATGGCACCTATCAAGCTGGTGCTTATGGAAGCGTTGGACTGAAACGCCCTAACAATCTCATTTCATACTCTTCTCTCACGAAAGCGATAGTTGTTGGTTGGGTGAAAAATGAACTCACGGCAAAGAAAGTCGCTGACATTGAAACTGCCCTTCAAAATCAAATTGATGAGCAACGTCAGCCAACAAAAGCTTCTGGCATACCCTGGACCAGTTAATTCTTCCTCATTGTTTCTATGGCCGTACGTAGCAAACAAGGTGCCGCATCATCAAAGCGCATCATCATTAGTAAGCCTAAGAAGACAAAACAAGGCGATGGTCAACATAGCAAGCCTTCTCATGGCAGAAAAAAATCAAGAGGCCAAGGATAGTATTCAAAGCTATAATAAAACAAATTAAAACGGTAGGCGATGATTTATCCCGCCACTTATGACATAGTGGTGTTGCAAAATGCCACTTTTCGTTTGCGACTTACAGCCACGCAAAGTGGAGGCACGCCCGTTAATCTTTCTGGCTATACCATTGATAGTGACATTTGCGGCGCCAGCACGGGGCAGCAAGTGGCCACTTTCATTCCCACCATTGTTAGTGCAGCCAGCGGCATAGTAGAACTAAATCTTCCCCCTACAACAAGCAGTGGCATTGAAGCTGGGCGCTATCTATACGATGTTAGTGCCACGCAGCCCGGCGGTGATAGATATTATTGGCTTAAGGGCGTTATGACAGTTGAATCCACTTGTAGCAGGAATTAATCATGAGCACCATTGCCCTTACTGTCGTTAGCGGAGAAACCGTAGACCTAGGCCTTTCCATCCCTGGCGTGCAGGGACCAATTGGGCTAAGCACATTGCCTTCTGGCGGCACGGTTGGGCAAATTATTGTTAAACAAAGTGCCACTGATTATGACGCCGTATGGACTTCTTCGGCTTCTGGCCTCACTCTTCGTAACATCACGCTTTCCGGCGCCACTGTTCAAGGAACAATTTCTGGAGGCACCTATAACAATGCTTCTTTAATTGATAGCATATACTCTGGCGGAACAATACGCAATACTACGATTTCTGGTACAATTACAAACTTGGCCTCCGTGAGTGGCGGCACATATTTATCACCTTCAATTAGCGGCGCAACAATTCTTGCTTCCACTTTGTCTGGTGCAACCATTAACAATGGCACGGCCAGTAGTGGCACTTATCTTGCGCCCACCATTAGCGGAGCAGTTATTTTTGCCTCCACCTTATCTGGCGTTGTTACAAACGTAGGCACCATTAGCGGAGGTACCATTAGCGGAGTCACTATAGCTAGCTCCACCATTAATTCCCCTTCCATTGTTTCTCCTACAATTTCTGGGAATGTCGTGGCTAGCGGCGGCGTCATTATTTTTGCTAGTGGCAATTCCGCTGGTTTTTTTGGTGCATCACCAGTGCTGTGCCCCTCCGGCATTGTCATTCCCAGTGGCGGCTCAAGCACGGCAGAAGTTCTTACGGCATTGAGCGGCGTGATTGTAGCATTGAAAGACTTAGGCTTAGTACGTGGTTGACAAACGCATGGCGCAGAGCTAGCCTGCAAACCAGCCTTTCTTTTCATCATGGCTTTCGTTGATTTCTATTCTTTTTCTCATCGTTTCTCTGATGATCAACATACGCCTTCTGATTACGCAAGTCATCAAGAAATTAACCATCAATGTAGTGGCGTGAATGCTGATGGCTTAGTGCGACAATTTTTTTATTTTGCCATTGGTTGTGGCTATTCTCCTCGTAATATTGTTGATGCCTTTGAAGCAATGGCTGAAGAATATGGCGAAGCATATTGCAGCTATGATAAGAAAAAAGAAAAATAGTTGCAATGGGACAAATTATTCGTGGTGGCGAACAGTTTGAAACTGCCATTCAAGCTGATCATCGCGGACAAATTGTCAAGCAGGGGCCAGATAGTGGCGCAGTAGATGCTTTTGGCAGGGTTCGCATTAGTGAGCCCTTCACCTTGTTTGATAGCACGCTTCGTCATAGCGAAAACGCTGGCAAGTGGAGCACCACTGTTGCAGGCAGTGGAGCCTATTCGCACTCCACCAACGAAAGCTCAGTACTGATGACGGTCACGGCGTCGGGAGATAGCGTGTTGCGACGCACAAGGCAGCGATTCCCTTATCAGCCAGGCAAGAGCCTGATGGTGCTGCAAAGCTTTGCCGGAGGCATTCTTCAAGAGGGTTTAGTGCAAGAAGTGGGGCTGTTTGACAACAATAATGGCATCATGCTTCGTGCCAGTGGCACCACTGTTCAATTTGTCATTCGCAGCTTCACCACTGGCAGCCCCGTGGAGACAATTGCTGATCAAAGTGCTTGGAACATTGACACTGCTTCATGGCTTGATTTCACTAAAACGAACATCTTTCTAGCCGATTTGGAATGGCTGGGAGTGGGAAGAGTGAGAATGGGCTTTGTTAAGGACGGGGAGCATTATTACTGCCACGAATTTAACCATGCCAATTTACTGGACAAAGTGTATATGACAACTGCCGTGTTGCCATTGTCCTATCGCATTGCTGCCAGTGATTATGCTCCTGCAACAATGAGGCAAATCTGCTCGTCAGTGATGAGCGAAGGAGGATATGAGCCTGCAGGAGCCATTTACATTGCCGGACGTGGTGCAGCTACTTTTTCTGCCATTTCTTCTGAAACAATGGTGGCAGCTATTCGCATGGCCAGTGGCCGCACTGACAATGTTATTCTTCCTGCACAAGTAGATGTGAGTGTTGGGGGCAAACAAAATGACAACACTGTGGCTCAATGGCGCCTACGTCTCAATCCAACCATTAGTGGCGTTTGGAGCGCGGCAGATAATGGGAGGGGCAATGTGCAGACGATGAGCAGCGGCACGTTCAGTGGAGGCACTGTCGTGGGAGGAGGGCTGGTCGCCGCTCGTAGCGACGTGGAATTCTCGCCCGAAAGCGGCTTGGCTCTGTCCCTTGGCGTGAATGCCTCAGGAGAAAGCGACGTTCTTGCCCTCACCATTCAATGCAGCTCCTCCCAAGAAGCCACTGGTCTAATTGGCTGGCGAGAAGTGCTATAACAAATAAAAGATAAAGGGGCTAAACTAATATGATGAGAGCCTAATGCAATGGTAGATCCGGGGCGTTATGACATTACCATTCATCAGGGCGCTACTTTTGCGCTTGATTTGCAATATAAAGGCGGCAATGGCGTGCCAGTAAATATGAGTGGTTATACAGTGGAAGCAGAACTGTGGAATAGGCTAGGCACATCAAAGCTCGCTGATTTTGTACAATCTTGGACCGTAAGGGCTAGTGGTAGTTTTAAGCTAGCATTAACATCGACAGTAACAAGTGGCATCACTGAACAGGGACAGTATGATGTTATGGTGACAGAACCCAGTGGAGATAAATATTATCTCCTCCAAGGCACTGCCTTTTATGATCCTGGCTTTACGGGGAGATAGGCCATGCAAGTTATTGTTAGTCCCTCCTGCGAAAGTTCAATTGTCACTGTTATTCATCCAGGGCCTCAAGGTCCTCCAGGGCCACAAGGCGGCCAAGCAGGAAGCGGCCTAATTGTAGACGATGCCGCTAAGATAGACAAAAGCGTTGTCTATTACGACGGACCATCAGCTAGCTATAAAGCTGATGCCACTTGGACAATTTCTACTATTGTTGACGGAGCTAACTTTTAATGGCCAACACTATTCGCATTAAGCGTCGCGTGAGTGGAGCCGCTGGTGCTCCGTCTACTCTTAAGAACGCTGAATTAGCGTTTAACGAAGTAGATAATATTTTATACTATGGCAAAGGCTCAGATGGCAGCAATAATGCAACTACCATTCCAGCAATTGCTGGTGATGGTGCTTTTGTTTCACTTACTGGCGCTCAAACAATTTCAGGCAATAAAACTTTTACTGGCACGGTAGGACTTGGTGGTGCCACGCTTAGTGGCAATGCAAGTTTTCTTAGTGATGTAACTGTTGGCGGCAATT